AATGCTGTAAGTGTTGTGGATGAATATGCTCAACTACAGATGGAGATTGAGGGGGTAGAAATTAGATTAGAAGGAATAGATTAACTCTAAATAGGGGGAGATGAAGGTAATCTCCTAGAGCACAATCGACGGATTGTATAAAACTTTAGGTGCGGACTCAGATATAATTACTATGTTAAAATGAGTGAAGCCCCCTTAATATGCTACTGTGGTGAAATAGGTAGACACGTGGGACTTAAAATCCCATTCCAATTGCGGAGTGCCGGTTCGATCCCGGCCAGTAGTACAAAGGTTGTTTGGCTTGTGGGTTTTTAAATATAGCTCTATAGTTAAATGGATATAACAGGACTCTTCTAAAGTCTCGTTCTAGGTTCGATTCCTAGTAGAGCTACTAAAGACAGTCGTGTATCTCCTCAAGCTTATACCTTGTAGAAAGAGTAATTGGTTACATAAGGGTTCAAGTCCCTTCTCGACTACAGATTAAAATCTTATGTTTTCCGCTTTAAAGGGAATAGCTTGGCTATCCCCCTTTTTGTACTTATATTACCATTATAGTTTTTAAGGGTTCCCAAATCTAATTAAAAAAAAACAATTATGGAAACAATTTATTTTATCGTTGGTGCAGTATCAGTATCCGTTCTATTCATAGTAGGGTGGTTGGTGAGTGTTGTGTCAAAACAATTAAAACAAATCCACAACTTAGAGACAGTTGTGAGTAGTATCGAAGCAAATGATATTACCGAAAGTGATGTAAGGGGTATTGTTGACTCCAGAGTTGACAAATACTCTTTATTGGTAGACAGAAGGTTTGAAGATTTATTAAGATTATCTGATGATAATTTTAGAGAAATAAATCAAACAGTTGGTCGGGAAATGGAGAATATTTATCGTGATATAAATACTCTAAGTAAGGATCTAATTAATCGGATCGAATTTAATCAAGTCACAAACACACGTAAGGTTACAGATGGTGGTCTACAATCAGAGTATTAATATTTATTAACAACAAACCGGGAACCCTTAAATCTATTAATATATGTCAATCAGCAATTCAGAGTTATTCGAAGAATACGGTTATAAATCTCATGATTTGGGGATGTTTAATGAATGGAGAGAAATTACATCATCCTTACTTCTCCTAAATCCTAAAATGGATCAATATATAGCTGGGGAGATAGCATATTATCAGTTAGTAGGTAGTATTGAAAATGAAGATAATGATTGATCCTGATAGAATATTTAAATTATTTGCTAGGGTGGATGAGGATCCCTCTATAAAAGAAAAAGCCCAAATAACAGAACAACTCCTCAAAGTCCAGAATTCACCTGCTTTTAAATTAGGTATGTTTAAAAAACTTATCTTCAACCATTTAGCATTTGGAGATCAATTAATTCGTTTGGTTAAACTCGCGGATGAGCATTTTGACGTGGACGATGTTAAGAACGCGAGTGAATACATTATATACGTTAAAGCATGGGAATATATCGCAGACTTTGACCTAAAAAACACAGATAGTTTTGAAATTCTTAAAAAATACTCAACACAAGAATTACTTACGGGCTTTAAACTATCAATTCATTTCTTCCAGGAAATAGAAGATTATGAGAAATGTGCCCACCTATACGAAATAGAAAAAGTAATTGAATTCTTTTTAACTTAAACTTGGATGCCGGTTTCCCTTATCGTATCTTCATAATACGGGAAATGAAAAAATAAGGAATGAGGGATTGGAAATAGGTGGTTAATAGGGGATGGGAAATACCGGGGATTAAAAATATTAAAAAATAAATAATAATTAAATAACAAACATATGAGATACCGTAGTATAGTTTTGGACATGACAGTTACATTGGATGCCAAACTAAAACAATTAGAAACAGCTGTTAATCGTCAACAGCCCGTTAGTGAATTTATTCAAGTAATCAACCAAGCTAGAGAAATTGTAAGCGAGGTTCAATCTTACATTGAGCGTGAGGAACGTTCGGCCGGTGAGATTAATAAAACAAATTATAATAAATAAATTAAATAAATAAAAGTTATGAATCTAACAGCAGAAAAAATCCAATTAAATTGGAACGAATTTATGGGTAATATTGATACCTATATCTCATCACCTCGTAAAGAGAAATTAATCGAATTTTATGAAACGTATCAAGAGCGTATTATACTTATGCCTGCTTCTCATAAAAAAGAATACCATTCTGCCTTTCCCGGAGGTTATGTTGACCATGTAAATCGTGTTGTACGAGGAGCATTATCAATGTCTGGGTTGTGGGAAGGTTTTGGATGTGATATGACTACCTTTACTACCGAAGAATTAGTATTCTCAGCTATTAATCATGATTTAGGTAAAATGGGTTCGGAAACCGAAGAATCATATATATCCCAGGACGATAAGTGGAGACGTGAAAAATTAGGAGAGGATTATAAATTTAATACAAAAGTACCATTTGCTTCCGTACCCGATCGTGGATTATTTATGTTACAATCACATGGTATAACGTATACATTCAATGAAATGTTAGCAATCCAAACTCACGATGGTTTATATGATGATGCGAATAAAAAATACCTAATGACGTATATGCCCGAACAAAAACCTCGTACTTCATTACCATATATTCTACATCAGGCCGATATGATGGCTGCTAGAATTGAGTTTGAAGTTGAATGGTTACCTAAATTAAATGGTAGCGTGGCTACCCCAAAAAGCAATTTTACCTTGGGGTCAAATAATAAAAAACAAAATATTTCCAATGTTAAAAACAAAGCACTTGGGTCTATAAAAAGCGAAGGCTTAAAAAATCTATTCGATAAATTATGATCTATACAGTAATTATTACCTCACTTTCAGTTTTAGTCGTACTCCTTGGGTTTACGACTTTTAACTTAATGCGTAAAAACGAAAAACAAGAAGATATTTTAGTTGAATATATGAAATATCTAAATAAATTAACCGTAGCGATTGAGGAATCAGACAAACGTCTTGAAGTGATTGATGAGAAGGGTTTATTCAAATCGGATGACGAGATTGGGTGGTTTTTTCTAGAAATTAAAAAACTCCAAATGATTCTAAATGAGTTTAGAATTAAAAAAATCTAAATGGATTCTATAATAAGGAAAAGAAGACCAAAATCTAAAAATTATTTTACTCAAGAAACAGAAGATGCTATTGTAAGGTATAATAATGAAGAGGATTCAAAGGAACGTTCAAACATATATGAACGTGAAATTCACTATCCTTTTTTCAAACTTACCGAAAATATAATACACACTTTCAAGTTTTACTATACTGAAGTAGATGAAATTGAACATCTACAACATGAAATAATTACTTTCTTATTATCAAAAATACATTTATTTGATCCTACTAGAGGAGCTAAAGCATATTCTTATTTTGGGACTATTGTTAAACGTTATCTAATTTTATCTAACCAGAAAAATTATAAAAAACGAGTTATCAATACTCCCTATGAGACTCTATTAGACGACCCATCCCACGCATATTCATTATCTCCAGATGATGATAAAGATCCACTTTCAGAGTATATAGAAAAATATATTGTTTATGTTACCGAAAACATATTTGAATTATTTCCAAAAGAACAAGATGCTAAGATAGCAGATGCTATTTTAGAGTTATTCCGTAAAAGAGAAAGTTTAGAGATATTCAATAAAAAAGCACTTTATATCTACATTCGAGAACAAGTAGAAGTAAAAACACCTAAAATAACCAAAATAGCAGATAGGTTATATGATGTATTTAAAGGGAATTATATATTTTATTTAGAACATGGATATACAAACTTTTAGTTTTAATATTTATAATAAACTAAAGTGTATGTATTATGTCACAACTAGATAAAGTAGTATTTGGAAAGAAGAAATTTTCGGACCTTTTAGAAGAAATTTACAACAATCAAAAGAAAAAAGAAGGACAAATTGGTGCTCTTATTTCTGAACTGAAACCCCTTATCTCCGATATTGGGGATGCAACTCTTATTGTTCCTCTTATCAAAGAGTATATGGACATTGGGGTGAAAAACGACGATTTACTTATTAGAATGACCACAATTGTACAACGTGCTTTACAAGCCGAGTCTAATGGGGATGATTCATTTGGAATTTCTCAAGAAGAAAAAGACCAATTACTATCTGAAATTAATAAAATAGCAGATAAGAATAAAAAATAATGGATTATAGAGAAGGACTTTCTGCTTTAGGTAGTTTGGTTATTGGTCCCGCTGAAC